CTTTTAGTAACACTATATCCTCTGCCGATAATGAGTCCTTCTTACCGTTGAAAATCCCTAAAGCAAGACTGTACCTTTTTAGCTTTTCCTCGCTATCAAGTGTCTCTCTTTTATCTACTGCTAATAGAGAATCAACACAAACATCTCTCAAAGAGAGTTCTTTTTTGGATTCGCCATCTTTTAGGGTATCGCCATTGAAGTTCTTAAACTTATTTGCAAAGTTTATTTTCATGGTTTTATTATACCCTAATTACCTGCATCTGACACTTGACCGTCTGCTGATATAGGTTTCCAGTAAACATAGAACTCAACAACACCTGCCTCGGTGTCTGCTGTCTTTGTTGTTAGGATAATATCATTACCGTCTAGTAAGTAGATGGGGTAATTATCTGCTGCTGCTTCTTCATCTCCAACGATGTAATAGGCTGCTGGTGTTGAGTTGTTTAACCAAATCTCACCATCATCTAATGTCGTCATTGTAGTTATAGGCATAAAGATCGCTGTTGCACCTGTGATTCCTACCTCATCGGTAGATCCTGCACCAGTACAATCAGTTGTGCATCTAGCAACAACTCTAACTTGAACTAATCCTGTAACGGTAAATAGAACTCCACCATCTAATGTACCACCATCATTACCCCATGCGTTTGCCGTAGCACCTGCGAAGGTAACTGTTTTCTTTGTTAGAAAAGGTAGTTCAGAATAGATAGGGTATCCATTACCATCAAGCCTTTGGTTTGCGTCTGTGTAAGGACTCGCCATATTTAATATTCTTTCTTTAACTAAATACTATTATTCTACTGCTTCTTCTTTAGCTTCTTCTTCAACTGGAGCTTCAACTGCTTCTTCTTTAGTTTCTTCAGCTACTTCTGCTTCTACAGCTTCTACTTCAGCTACTTCTTCAGCTATTTCTTCTTTTTTTACTTCTTCCATAGTTATTATTCTTTCTTTTAACTTATTACTTCTAATACCCCACCCCCGAAGGGGTAGAGTATTAGTTTCCGTTTACTACTATGCGTCTGCTGCTATACCAGCGTTTGCGTATGTACCTGTGTCTGGAGCAAGGACATAAACTCCTTCTCCTGTTGCACCGATAACTGCTACATCAACCGATATACAGTTTTGGTCTACTACGACTGCTCCGCCTGTAAGACCTGCACCAAAGTCAATAGCGACTGCACAAGAAGCACCCGATTCTGGGTTATTCAAGAACTGACAGTTCCTAAAAGTTAAGAACCTATTTACAGTTGCTGCTGTTGCTCCATATACCATTCTATTAGCACCGTTTCCACAGGCTTTTTCAATGATACAGTCCGTAAAGATGTTATCTCTACAAACCTTTCCTGATACAGTTTCAGTTAAAGAGATTGTTGGTCTAATAACTGCTGTAGTTGGGGAGTTTGATACATTACCTGAACCCAAGAAACACTTGATAAACTGACAAGAGTCTCCATTAGCAACAAGATCTGCTGCTGTGGTTTCAGTTTTATCTCCTGTTTTGTAGAACTCACAACTTTCCCAGATTGCGTACTCTCCAGCGTCTATTACTCCGTAAAGTGATTCAGCTTTAGTGTTGCTTGAATCAAACTTTAGACCTCTGAAAGTGTTACCAACTCCAGTATTCAATAATACTGCGAGGTCGGTTGCTGCTGTTGTTAAACCCATTGTGATTCTTGCTCTAGCACCTATTCCAATAGAGCCACCTCTAAAGGACATACCAACCATGTGCATCCTATTTTTTGCAATAGTTAACATAGCTGTTTGTGCGTGTCCGCCATTTGCGTTAATGAATATTATGTCATGTCTGTTACTTGTTACTGCTGCATAAGCTGATGCAATAGTATTGTGGACTGCTTTTGTTCCGTCATCATAGGTCTCTTGCATCCTTTTATAGAAACTTTCGTATCCAGCATCCGATACTTTTACAACATAATACTTATTACCTACGGTCATTGGCAACCCTTGATTGTCCAACCCCAATAGGGCTTTTTCTAACTCTAAATCGCCTTGTGAGGCGTGTAGATATTTGCTCATTTTTTTCTTCTTTCTGACTCAACCCGACCACCACTGATCGGGTATCATCAATAATTAACTAACTAATTACTACTAACCTAATGCTAACCAAGAGACTTGCTCTGAAGCTACATTAGTATGGGTTTCAAGCCCGAAGATAAATCCTCTATCTGAAACCGTGATTCCAAGTGTCGTGATTAAAGAACCTGTACCATCTATTGCTGACATCCATGCGGAAGCATCTGCCATTCCTTCATAGTATTCAAGTGTAGCTCCTGTAGCTCCACCATGTTTCAAGTTCTGAACCTTAACATATCTAGGCTTAAATCCTAGACCGGAAAATGTATAGGCTGCAACAGTACCAGTATCCATATACCTTCCTGTTGCTGTTCTCACAACATTCAGAGGTGACTTTGTTGTTATTGTTTGTGCCATATTTTACCTTTCTAGGTTTAACCTAAAGCTATCCAAGAAACTTGTTCACTTGTTACATTGGCATCCAAGTCTAGTCCGAAGATAAATCCTCTGTCTGAAACTGTTATACCAAGTGTTGTGATTAAAGTTCCATCTCCTGCCACGACAGACTTCCATGCGGAAGCGTCATCCATTCCCTCGTACCACTCAATAGTTGCTCCTGTGGCTGCAAGGTTTTGCACTTTAACATATCTTGGTTTGAACCCAAGATCACTGAATGTATAAGCTGCGACTATTCCGGTATCTAAATACCTTCCAGTAGCCAGTCTAGTAACATTAAGCGGTTCTTTAGTTGTTATTGTTTGTGCCATATTCTAGGTTTCCTTTACTTTAACTAATTACTTTTTAAGCTGTAACTCCGTGATGTACTACCACCATGAAGTCTTGGTTTAGAATCTTTGCCACGAAGGTAAGTTTCCAACCACTTGTTGATCTCTGGTCAAGAGGATCTGCTGTCCCTGCTGAACCAAGAGGTTTAACGATATTCTTTAGAGATTCACCACTAATCCTTGTTATCGCATATGCGTTCTGTGCAAGAATAATTGTGTAGTGTACATCGTTAGCGTCTGCTCCCCCTGCTGTTGAAACATAAGCATTGGTAGACATTATGAATCTAACATTACCTACTGCTCCTATCTCATCCATCATTACATTGGACTTGTTAGGATATTTCTCTACGGGAACCCAGCCTGTTGCGTCATCAAGATCGTAAGCAGTATCTTCAGATACTATACCTACGAATGATCTACCTACTGGTACTGTGTTATACCCAGTTGAAGGATCAATCATGGTGCTAATTGGTTTAGCGTTGTTTCCTCTTAAAGTTCTTACTGCTTCTTTTACTTCAGCACGGTCTAATACCATGACTGCTGTAAGATCGGTATCTGTTGCTGCTGTACTTGCGTACTGAATAGTCGTACCTGCGGCTATTACTGCTCTGGCTAATTGATCAACGGAGTCTCCTGCTTGTTCACCTAAAACCTCTGCTGTTTCTGTGAGGATAGGATCATAAGTTTCCATCTGAACAATATCGGTCAATGTTACATAGTCTCCGTATTGCAAAACTGTTGCAAGTACATCTGTGACACTTAATGATGTACCGGATGGTGTAACACCTTCTGTAAGAGCTGTGGTATTTGCTGTTAAGCTACCATATCTCCTGAACTTTATAATATTAGTTCCACTATTTCGTGGAATGTCTCTGACTTGTGCAAATCTAGTATGTACAAGTGCTGGGATTGCTCTTTCAAGCAAGGCTCTATCATAAAAGTTGCTTACTTCTCTTGCAATTGTTCCCGTTGTGGTAGCATCTGAAGTTGCGTTTGCACTTCTTATTGTGTTCGCCATTTTTATTGTCCCTTTCTTTAAATAAATAAATAATCGTATAAAAAAAGACACACCCATAAAAGGTGCGTCTCGGTTTTTCCGTTATACGCCTGTATATATATTATAATACGGGTTGTTATTTCAAGTCAACTATAAGGAATCTCTTACAGGTCTGCCATCTTTGATTCTATCTAGCTTTATATCGTTACCTGCGTTGAGTGTTTGCTGTTGGCTCTTACTAATTACCTCTGCGATCTGTTGAGGTACTGGGGTATATCTACCTTTAGGTATGAAGTATTTGTAGCCATTAAGCTGTACTGATTCAACTGCTCCGGATACATGAACTTGGTATTCGTTGCCTTCCTTGTCAGTTCTCACTTCAACTTGTCCTTGTTTCTCTGTAGGAGCAAGAGGAATGAGGATACTAACTTTTGGTTGGAGAGCTAACCTGTCTCTCATTGCAGCTGCTTTGCTTTTCCATCTCTTATTTACTTCCCTATCTTCTGATGGACTGGGCTTTTCCTCAATACTTGCTACTTTCTTTACTTCTTCTTTTGCTTCAAGAGATCTGATAGATGCGATCATAGGAGCTTTAGTCTTAAATGTTTCTGCATCTTCTTTAGGCATACCTAACTCTATAAGTCTGGCTTGTAGCTCTTTAACTGTTAATGTCTTTGTTTTTTCCATATTTTACCTTTCAAAGTTATTACATATGTTGTCCCAAAACCTTTCTCTTTTGGGTTTCAAACTCATCTTTTGGAACTCTACTCCAGTCTGTAGCACCTGCATTTGGTTTTCTAACCTGTGTTCCTTTTGTCTTTGTAGCTGCAACCTTTGCTTGTGCTTCTCTCTCTTTAGATGCTCCAATGCTCATTAGGTCTTTAGATGCCAACATAGCAAAAACATTCTTAACTGGAAGCCTTCCATATACATCTGGAGATTCTCTCATGTGTTTTAGGACTACGCCTTTATATTTTGAAAACTGTGGATTATCTTGTACAAACTCTGATACCTCTATCCTATCTTTTAATGCCTGATTCTCTGCTCTATCACTTGCTGTCTGTTTCTCAACAATACTTCCTATGGTCTTAACATCATCAGGATCAATGTCCTCTCCATATTCAATAGGTTTTTTAGTACCACCCCTTGTCTCTATCTTGTAGTCGTCTGGGTTAATAGCTTCTTCAACTGGAGCTTCTACTGGTTCTTTTTCAGGAGCTTCTACTGTTCCCTTGTTTAAGATGCCGTCTGTCGTGTCTACTGTTTCCTCTACAACTTCTTCAACAACGGCTTCTTCTGGGGTTTCTTCTGTAACTTCTTCTTTTATTTCATCTGCCATAGTAGGTTTTTCCTTTATAACTTGATATGTCTTATTCTATATCTATATGTAGTATATTGTCAAACCCTTGCTCTGCGTTCTTTCTGGAGTTCTTCAATAGTATAGAAAGGATCATCGTTCTCTTGTATTGATTGTGGGGATTTTAGCTTCTCTATCCAATAATCTGGTGCATTTACTACACTTTCATATGTTTTTAGTGCATCTCTTTTCCTATCAAGCTGATCTTCAGTCCCTATACCATCAAGAATCTGTGATTTTAGCACATTTATGTCATTTGTAAGCATTTCAACCAATATTTGCCATCCAGCATTGCTTTTAAGCATCGTAAAGTTGGCTACTGCTGTTTCTATATCTGATTTTGTCTTAAATAAGTTCTTCATTTCTGAAATGTTTGAGGTACTGCTTGGTTACTTGTCTGTGAAGGTCTAACAGGCTTTGAAACCTTTGGAGCTGCTGGACTTGGCATCTTATCTTCACCGTCTTGGAAGTTAGATTGTGTCATATCCTCTGGGAATAGCTCTGGATTAGTCTTTTTAATAGATAATGCCTTCTTGTGTGTCTCAATATGAGCATATGCAGCATCGGTATCTTTAGCTTTCATATGTATTTCAAGGTGAACATTGTGATCATCCTCTGCTTTGACTGGTACATACTTGTCTTGGTTAAGCATCTCGTTCTGATCTTCTGCAATCCTCTCATCAATAGTAGGTGGTAACAGTCTATCTATCTGATCTTTAGTCATTCCAGATAGTTTACCTAAATGCTTTAATCCATATCTAACATTGGCGGTCTCATCAGCAAATACTAACCCCATATACTCAACAAGCATCTGTCTTTCCTCTAGTTGTTTAGCTCTTGATACTGTTCTTGATTCAATATTTATGTCTGGTGATAGGTTGGTGACTATGTCTCCCCTCTTTAGAGGTCTCCACTTTGCACCAAATGCACCGACTATTCTTAAAACCTTCTCATCAATATCACTCGCAAAGTTCTCATCATACATTGAGTACCACTGCGACCAGAAGTCTCTTTCACTCCATCCAAATACTTTAGCTGCTAGTGAGTATCTTGTATCTACTTTAGAAGCTATAATGTTTACCTCTCCTAGAGTTCTCTGTTGTTCACTCATCATACCCTGTTGTATCTCTGGTGTTGCTGTAGCTTTCTGTGCAGATACATCTAAAGAGTTATATATAAAATCCATTAGTTGCATGTTTGGAGTAACCTTTGTAATAGGTTGTATTGCTCCTGCTACATTGCCACCTTCTGGAATATCTGCTGGTACAAACTTGTTGAACTCAAAGTTAAGATCGTTCCTATTCTTTATCCTGTTGCTGTCATACACATACATTGGGTAAAGATCTGCCTTCAACATCTTGAGTCCTAGATTCTGTGCCACTGCTCTAGCTCTTTGCTTATCCTCTATAAGATCTGGAATAGATGTTCCATCCCAGTCATGTGATGTTGGGTATAAAGGTCTATCAATAATAGTCCAGAGTATCCTTTTACCTCTTTTTCTTTCAATCTTTTCAAAACCTATGACATCTTTTCTATCATTTACTAGATATACCTTATACTTCTCTGGCTTACCATCTTCGCTAGACTTCCAGTTTGTGTACCATTTGGTTACTGCATATCGTGCATTGTCTCCTAGTTCCTTCTCACCCTCATCTCTTAATGGTGGTTGTCTACCTTGTGCTTGATCTCTTGCTTGAATAGCATCTCTCATTATTGACTGTTTACCACCGCTATGACTCATACTTGTGAAGTTTAGTTTATCCTTCATAAAGTGTGGGTGATCTAACATATCCTGCTCGGACATTCTTATCTCATATCCACCAAACCTCATTGAGCCGTTTCCTGAAGCGTCTCCATTAACAGATGATGCTAGGGGATCTCGTAGGAATAATAGTGGATCAATAACTTTAGGCATTGGTGAGAATACATTGTTCTCCGGATCTCTTTCATATTCTTCCATCTCCATGAGACCACGACCAAAGAAACAAGTATCCCAGATCCAGTTATAATCAAGAACTGATTTACCCATCTCATCGTAATCAAACTCTGCCATCTGTGTTAGATTCTCTGCTGTCTCCTCATCGCCATCTTCTCTACCCTCAAATGTTACATCTAATACATCAACATATAGGGAAGCGATAACGGTCTGCATGACTGTAAATAGGGTTGTGTCTCCAACTGCTGACTTATCCCTCTTTTGATTATTATAAAGTTTTAGTCTTATCTCTGCTTCATCTTTTTTAGGCTTCTGGTGTTTCCAAGCCATTGTATATTCTGCACCACATTGTTTAGCTAGAGATGTGTAATCGTTTGTTATTTTTTCTTCTTCTTTATTTTTTTCCATCTTTAATTAACTCCTTGTGTTTTTCAAATGCTTTAACTTTCTCTTTATCTTCTTTACTCACTTTAAGACCTAACAATATATCTATCGTAGCTTCTGCACCTGCATACGCCATCTCAATACACCCATTTATCTGGTATTTTGTTAGTTTCTTTTTTCCTTCCTCTGGTGTAATTATAATATAAGATGAGTACAGTTGACCACCATGAAAAAATAAATACTCAAAGTAGTCTTTCCCGATTTGCCGTATGTACACCA